TAAATACATGTAACAGAATACCCATCCAGATAGGAGAATATAAAATGGCATTAGTATCACCAGGTGTACAGGTTAGCGTAGTAGATGAAAGTTTCTACACACCCGCTGAACCAGGTACAGTTCCAGTTATCTTCTGTGCAACGGCACAAGATAAAACAAATGCTTCGGGTTCAGGCACTGCGCCAGGCACACTAGCACAAAATGCTGGTAAGCCTTACTTAATGACTTCGCAACGTGACCTGGCAGAAACATTTGGCGATCCAATTTTTCAAATTGACGCAAATAATAATCCAATTCACGGTAGTGAATTAAATGAATATGGTTTACAAGCAGCATACTCATTTTTAGGAGTAAGTAACAGAGCTTGGGTTGTTAGAGCAGGAATTGACTTAGGATCATTAACACCAAGGTCATCTGTTCCAACAGCAGATCCAGAAGACGGAACATATTGGTTAGATACAGCTTCAACATTGTTTGGTATCCAAGAATGGAACAATGCGCCAATAGATATTAATGGCGGCCAGACATTTACTAATAAGATTCCATTAGTAATCACTAACGCTGCTCAAACCGAAGACGCTTCAGATGATAACGGAACTGTTGTAAAACGTCCTTTAGCATCCATTGGTGAAATTGGCGATTATGCAGTAGTTGCTGTTACTAACCTTAATACATTTTGGTATAGAGAATCCGGCGGTACTTGGGTTGAATTAGGTAGTGATGCGTGGCGTGATGCGTGGCCAGCAGTAACTGGTACTAAATCAGCAGCACCAGCAACAGGTAATTTTACAATTGATGGTTCTCCAGTTAGTTGGACAGGTGCATCAACTATGACAGATGTTGCACAAGGAATTAATAGTACTATTCCTTTAGGTTTCCGTGCAGGAGTTGTTAACGGAAAAATTGCAATTTACACTGACGGTACGGTAAGCGGACCTGATTCTTCATTAGCTGGTTCATTTAGCATTTCTGAAGCAGGTGGAACAACTACGCTTGATGCATTAGGTATTGAGAGCGGAACATATCATGCACCAGCATTACAAATTAGTAGACATACTAGTGTTCCAGAATTTAAAGACACTGATACTTACAATAGACCTACTGGTAGTATTTGGATTAAAACAACTACACCAAATGCAGGCGCACGTTGGAGAGTAAAGCAGTGGAACGATAACACAAGATTATGGGAAGACATTGAAGCACCTATCTATGATACTGCACAAGATGCATTAGTACAATTAGATAGAACAGGCGGCGGTGAAAATTTAACTATTGGTGATTTATTCATTAATAGTAACGTTGCACAAGACGAACTTCCATTAGGTACTTTTAAAATTATGCGCAGAGCAGCAGTTGGTTCAACTGCCGTAAGAACTGCAAAAATTACCGATGGAAAATTTGGTAACGGAACTGTTTACAATTTCCAAATTGAAGCAACAGCACCTGGAGATGCTAATTTCTCATCCCCAGTATATGTACAATTTACTGGTTCCGGTGACGGCGCAACAGACGCTATTGCTATAGCCGGAGCAATTACAAACGCAGGAGTTTCATATGTAAGTGCTGATGTAGATAGTGCAGACAGAGTTATTATTAAACATTCAAAAGGCGGCGAGATGCGTTTAACAGACGGTCAAGGTGCATTTGCATGTTTTGTTTTATTTGGATTATCAGCGTTTGATGTAGATGATGCAACTACAACACAATTTTTAATAGACGAGCCTGGTGTTGATAACAGTTCAGGAACTTTGCAATTTAGAGCAAGTAACTGGTTACCACTAGTATATACACCAAGTGCAACACCATTAACACAAGCTGCACAAGACGGAACATTATGGTATAACTCAATTGTCGACGAAGTTGATATTATGATTAACGATGGCGAAAAATGGGTTGGTTATCATAACTTTAATGCAGATTATCAAGACTGTGATCCAGCAGGACCAATTGTTCGTGCAACACAGCCTACTAAACAAACTGATAGTTCAGAACTAGTTGACGGTGATCTTTGGATTGATACTAGTGATTTAGAAAACTATCCAGTAATTTATCGTTACAGAAAACTTACTGACAAGTGGGAATTAATTGATAACGGTGATCAAACAACTGAAAACGGTATTGTGTTTGCAGATGCACGTTGGGGAACTAGCGGAGCAAATGGAAATACTCAAGCTGACATTGTAGATTTGTTAACAGAAAACTATGTTGATTTTGATTGCCCAGATCCAGACTTATTTCCAAAAGGAATGATGCTGTTTAATACTCGTCGTTCAGGATTTAATGTTAAGCGTTATGTATCAGACTATGTTGATAGTGGCGCACAAAACATTAGAATGAACAACGAAGAACAAGCTAACTACGGTGATGCATCTACTGGTGTATATGATCGTTGGGTTACTGAATCAGCTAACCAAGTTGACGGCTCAGGTAGTTTTGGACGTAAAGCACAACGTAAAGTTATTTTACAAGCAATGCAAGCAGTTATCAATAATAACGACGATGTACGTGACGATGAATCACGCATCTTTAACTTGATATCAGCACCAGCATATCCAGAACTAATTGGCGAACTAATTAATCTAAACTACGATAGAGGTTTAACTGGTTTTGTTGTTGGAGATAGTCCTGCAAGATTAACACCAGATGCAACTTCATTAAACGAATGGGCAACAAATGCTCGCTCAGTAGTTGAAGATAATGACGACGGCTTAGTAAGTAGAGATGAATACTTGGCAATGTTTTATCCATGGGGCTTTACAAGTGACAACGTAGGTAACAATATTGTTGTTCCGCCAAGTCACATGATGCTAAGAACTATTGCATTAAGTGATCAAGTTAGCTATCCATGGTTTGCACCAGCAGGTACAAGACGTGGCGGTGTAACTAATGCAAGCTCAACAGGGTTTATTACTAGCGAAGGTGAGTTTTCAAGTGTTGCACTAAATGAAGGTCAACGTGATACATTATACTCACAAGGCGTAAATCCAATTACATTTATTACTGGTGCAGGTCTTGTTAACTTTGGACAGAAAACTCGAGCAAGAGGTACAAGTTCTCTAGATAGAATTAACGTAGCACGTTTAGTAATTTACTTACGTAGCCAGTTAAATCAATTAGCTAAACCTTATATCTTTGAACCAAACGATAAAATTACACGTGATGAGATCAAAGGTCAAACTGAGAGCTTGTTATTAGAACTTGTAGGACAGAGAGCACTTTATGACTTCTTAGTTGTATGTGACGAAACCAACAACACTCCTGCAAGAGTTGATCGTAATGAACTATATGTTGATATTGCGATTGAACCTGTTAAGAGTATTGAGTTCATCTATATTCCACTACGTTTGAAAAACACCGGTGAAATAGCAGGACTTTAATATGATAAATACTATTGAATTAGGAGCAATATAAATGGCAATTTCAACACTATCAAAAATTTCAGTACCGTTAGCTGGCGGAGATTCTGCAAGTAACCAAGGTTTGTTGATGCCGAAGCTCCAGTATCGCTTTAGAGTGTCGCTGGAAAACTTTGGTGTTTCAACACCGACTACTGAACTTACCAAGCAGGTAATTGATGTTACTCGACCAACGGTTGCATTTGAGCCAATGGAGATCCATGCGTACAACTCAAAAGCATACTTAGCAGGTAAGCACACATGGTCACCGATTACATTGAACTTACGTGAAGATGTAAACAATGCTGTACAGAAACTAGTTGGCGAACAGTTACAGAAACAGTTTGACTTCTTTGAACAGTCAAGTGCAGCATCAGGACAAGATTATAAATTTACAACTAGAATTGAAATCTTAGACGGTGGTAATGGTGTACATACACCAAATGTTTTAGAAACATTTGAACTATATGGTTGTTTTGTAACAAATGCTAACTATAATACTTTAGCATATCAAAACAATGAGCCAGTATCAGTTACATTAGAAATCCAATACGATAACGCTATCCAAACACCTACAGATACAGGAATTGGCACAGCAGTTGGACGTACAATTGGAAGTCTAATTACTGGCGGCGGCGCTTAAAAGTTAATTTAAACTTTGATAAAAAGGGAGCAACATTGCTCCCTTTTTTATTATCTGCGTACATAATAGATATGGATAAATATTAGTATGGCAGCAACATCAAATGGATTCTTAGATAATTTAGTAAATGGGCTTTTAGGACCTAAAGGCACAATGGCAGACTGGCAACACGCTAGTCGTCTTTATGTTGACGGCAATTTAAAACTTGCTCCAAAATCAAAATTTCTATATCATACATATTTTCAATTAGATCCAATTGTTAGGAGTATTTTACCAGAATTAAAAGACAAGCATAATTTAGAAATAGGCATGCTTGTAAAGTCTGCAGACTTGCCTAGATTTACAGCAAATGTTGAAACACGTAACAAGTATAATAGAAAAAAGAATATACAAACTGCTATACAGTATGAACCTATAACTATTACATTCCACGATGATAACTATGGTGTAACTACTGCATTGTTAGAAGCATATTATAGATACTATTATGCTGACGCAGGTTATGGACGTATGCCAGGAGCATTTAATAAAGCTGGTTCAGGTGATAATACATACAAAGGTGCTGGAGCCAATCAATACAAGTTTGGTTTAGATAATAATATTTCAGTACCATTTTTTCAAAATATACAAATTAGCCAATTAGCTAGAAGAACTTATACTACATATACTTTAGTAAATCCAATTATTACAAATTGGAATCATGATTCAGTTGATAACTCAGACGCAGCTACGCCTATGCAAAATACTATAACAGTAGCATATGAAGCAGTACATTATTCTAGAGGACCAAGTGACGGCAATAATCCTGAACAACCAGGACCAACTGGATTTGGAGAACCAGAACATTACGATAGACAACCCTCGCCTATCTCATTATTAGGCGGAGGTGTGTTAAGTTTAGAAAGTGCATTTGGTGCAGGCGCAGACTTAGCCGACTTTATATCGAAAGGTCAAGGGTTTAGTAGTCCATTAGAAGCAGGACTTGCAGCATTTCAATTAATACGAGGTCTTGAAAATTTAACTTCGGAAGGTATAAGAGAAGAAGGTATAAATTTATTAGAAGATACATTAGGTGATATTGCAGGCACTAATGTTAGTGGTGTAGCAAATACAATTATACCTAAAAATAATGGCACAGGCGGTACAGCAAGTTTAACTACTGGTACTAGTATAAACACTTCTACATCATCTAATTCTGTAGTTGCTACATCAACAACTAAACAACTACTTATAGATAATCCAGTAGCCCTTGAAGATGCAGCAAAAGATCTTTTCAAAAATGATTTTTTAACTGGAGGCGGCACTGGAGGTGTTAATGGTATTAATTCTGCTTGGAATGGATTACCAGATGGCACTAAACAACTTTATAGAGACAGGGCGTTAGATATAGCATGAGCAATAGTGGATTACCAGTAAAAAATATTTCTAAAAGAAGTGATGAAGATGTTCGTTACTTTTTTGATAGATATTATACAAAAACAATAAACTTTAATGACAACGATCTAAATTCAGTAGTTGGCTTTTTTGAATCAAAAGGGTTTGATAAAAGTAGTGCAATTTCAGTAAGTGTTGTATTGCTCCAACAAGCAAAATTAGATAACATAAAAATTTTTAAACTACTTGACACATTAAAAGGATACAAAGATTTACAACTAAGTGCAGTAGTAGCAGAAGTCTTAAATTATAATAGAAAGCGTACTAGCGCAGTAGGATTTAAAAGACAAAACACAGAAAATAGACTAGAAAAAAGAAATATAATTGAAGGATCCCCAGCACCTGTTATAATAAATAGTGAAGTTGAGAATAACTTTAGTGCAACTGGATTTACATTTGATTCTAGAACTATCACTTTGGACGGAGTATAACATATGGCAAAACAAATAGTTAATAGAGGCGCAAACGCAAACGACGGTACAGGTGATAGCTTACGTGACGGCGCTGAGAAAATCAATGATAATTTTAATGAAATATATTCTGTATTAGGAGATGGCGAAAATCTTCTTACTACTGATATTGATTTTGGTACTAATAAATTATTTTATTCTAACAAAGTTGATTCATTAAATGATTTAGCAGCAATTGATCCATCAAAGTATCATGGCTTAATTGTACACGTTCATGCTACTGGAGCATTATATTATGCACACGCAGACGGCTGGAGAAAATTATTAACAGATAATTCTACTACTATTGCTAACTATGTAGATTCATTAGATACAGTTGCGTATTCAGGAAATTATAACGATTTAAACAGTCGACCTGCAATACCATCACTAATTACTGATTTAGGAATTATTGACGGCAGTGCTGGACAAGTGTTAAGTACAGACGGTACTGGCAACTTTGTATTTAGAGATGTTGTTGCAACAAGTATTGCATTTAGCAATGTAACAAATAAACCTACTACACTTTCAGGTTATGGTATTACTGATTCGTTTACTGGACGTTATGAAGATTTAACAAACTTACCAGTATTGTTTAGCGGAGAATATGCTGACCTAGCAAATAAGCCTACAATTCCTGTGGATATTGCAGATTTAACAGACAATAGTTTACTTTTATTTGATAAAGAATATTCTAGTCTAAACGGTCGTCCACTTATTCCAAGTGATTTAAACCAATTAACAGACGATGACGGAAGATTGTTTAGTAGAGATTACAATGATCTAACTAATAAGCCAACATCATTTAATCAATTAACTACACTACAGATGACACTTGGTGTCGAAGTAGACGAATTTAGTAATGATGGAGGATTAACTGACAATAGCGAAACAGCACTAGTTACAGAACGTGCGGTTAGAACATATGTTGCTGCACAAATTCCTGATAGTTTAACAGACCTTAATATTGTAGACGGTAGTGCCGGACAAGTATTAACCACAAATGGTGCTGGAGTATTTACATTCCAAGCTGCAGGCGATACTATTGGAAACTTTACTTTAAGTAATAGTGTTATTGACACAGATGACTCTAGTCCAATTAGCATTACTCCAGCAGTGTTTGCACGAAGCGATCTTAGTGTTGATAACTCGTTAGTTGTTAG